AACAGAGTTCGATGAAGCGAAAGACTCATATCTTCCAGTCCTTATATTCGGTGTGGCGTCGATACCGCATCGTGCCCCACTTTTTCATTTCATCATGGAAGACGAAGGGCTTTGGTTCCGCATGCCAATACACGCTTTCTGTCATAAGACTCCTGCGCCGCAAGCGTCGCTATATAATCTAGTTCTGTGGGATTCTTTCAGTTCATACATTGGAGTTACACAGTTCGATTTCTTGATTAATAAGAGAATGAAATATATTGATAGAAACAAGAAATGGAATGAAGGGACTTATATGTTTACGCTAGATTGGGCGCATGAAGATAAGAACATTATAGATCTTGGATTTAGCGAAGTTCCAGGACAACATAAATGTGGTCATGTGATCAAACTTGATGATGGAAATTTCGCAATTCAACCAAACAATCGCTGTCGTGCATTTGAGCCTTCGTTTGTTACGAAGCCTGGACAGAATGTCATTGAGAGAAAACTTGGAACACAAATGTGGTCTGTAGAGAATACAGCCAAGTGGGTTCTCTCTGATGACGATAGATACGACTACGAGGTAAAAGAAAAATGACAATCGAAAACGATTTCGATTTTGGGTTTAGTTTTGAGGATGAAGAAGCAGTAACCAAAACAACTGTTGCTCCAGCAACAACTACAAACAATGACCAACTTCTTGCACTTCAAGCGAAGATTGATACGTTATTAGATGCTCAAGAACAAACACTTCAAACTGCACTCGTGACGGCGATGGAAGAGAAACATAAGGCTAAACTCAAGGAACTTGAGGGGCTGATTCTACCGCTTCTATATAATCTAATGAAGAATCCTGATAAGCCAATTATTAATTGGCCAAACAGAGAAGCAGTAATCAAAAAGCAAATTGAAAAGATTCAAGCTGTTACAAGGGGTTAATTATGCCAGATCTAAAACTAACATGCGATAACTGCGGATCAATGTTCGCGCTATCATTTGAGGAAGATGAAGTAAGTTATTCGCCAACACATTGCCCATTCTGTGGCGATTTCTATGACAATGAAAATGAAGAACTCGATTTCAACGATGATGACGATGATGGCTTTCTAGAAGAAGAAAATCTTGATCTCGATGATTCTGAATACGATGACAGATGATTTACGTCGGGGTCGACTATTCGCTCACTAGTCCATGTGTCTGCGTCAGCAGAGACAAGACCTTTTCGAATTCTTTTTTCTATTATCTAAACGATCGCAAGACTGTCCAGGGAAAGTTTCATAACATTCTTGGTGAGCAACATGAAGAATACTTGACAGATCAAGAGAGATACGAGAATATAGCATCTTGGGTTTTGACGATTCTCGCCGACTTCAAAAAAGAAGAAATTGTTGTTTTGATTGAAGATTATTCTTTTGGCTCAAAAGGAAAGGTCTTTAATCTCGCAGAAAATTGTGGCATTCTAAAGTATCTTCTATATAAGAATGGGTATCGGTTTTTCACTGTTCCACCAACTGTCGTAAAGAAGTTTGCAACTGGAAAGGGAAACGCCACAAAAGATAAAATGTACGAAGCATTTATGAATGATACTCAAGTAGATTTACACAATATCATCAGCCCAACGACGAAACTTGGCTCCCCGACAACAGATATCGTCGACGCTTGGTATATTTCAAGATATATGATTGACAAAAAAATGGAAAAGGAAACTGTATGAAAATATTAGTGACTGGTGGTGCAGGTTTTGTTGGCAGTCATCTTTGTGATCGTTTAATTGCGGATGGTCATACCGTATACTGTGTTGACAATCTATACACAGGAAGCGAGAAAAATATCGCGCAACTCCGCGACAATCCTAATTTTTTCTTTTATCAATTAGACATCACCAGTGATGCATTCCTTTCTATGTTCTTGGTGAAGGAAGTTGATTTCGTTTACAATCTTGCCTGTCCTGCTTCGCCAGTGCATTATCAAGCAGAACCAATTGATACATTGATGACTTGTTTCAATGGCACACATAACTGCATCAAGATTGCACGCTCGCACAAATGTCGCATTGTTCATGCTTCAACCTCAGAAGTCTATGGTGATCCAACAGTTCATCCACAGCCAGAATCATATCATGGTAATGTAAATCCAATTGGTCCACGTGCATGTTACGATGAAGGCAAGAGAGTCGCCGAATCATTGTTGATGGATTATCATCGCAAGCATGGTGTGGATGTTGGCATCTTCCGTATCTTCAACACATATGGTCCACGCATGGCAAGAAACGATGGTCGTGTTGTCAGTAATTTTATTGTTGCTGCATTGTCAGATGGTCCATTGGTCATTCAAGGTAATGGCACACAGACAAGAAGTTTTCAGTATGTTGACGATCTTGTAGAAGGCATTGTTAGATTTGCTGATACAAACGAAACAGGTCCAATGAATCTTGGCAATCCAGGGGAGTTTACTATTTCTGAATTGGCAGGTATAATTATCTCTAAAATAAATAAAGGATATATCACAAATACAAAGGCTGCGGTTGATGATCCAAAACAACGCAAGCCAGATATCTCGCTCGCTAAAGAAATGTTAGATTGGGAACCAAAAGTTCCGTTGACGTTCGGATTAGACGAAACAATCAGTTATTTTCGAGGAGTTGTAAATGGAAAAGGCAACGACAGAATTTGATGGATGCGACGGCGCACTCTGGCATGTCATTCACGATGAATCAAGCGGAAACATTGAGATCGATTCCACACTCTACAGATACGAAGATAAAAGTCTCCAACCAGACGAACTTGGATTCAAGTATCATGTCCTCACATTTAAAGAAGAAGATCATACTTCAGCTGAAGTCTTGACTGCTTATATTGGTGATGTTCGCTACTTTATTGACAATCATGGCAAAGCAGGATATAATGGAGTGATGGTGAAAGCCAAATCAATTCCAAAGAAGACAATTAAGCAAATGTTCTTGACTGTCTTGGCAAATTGGAAATTCCCTGATAAAACTATTCGTGCTGTCCTTAAAGGAGTCTAACTTGATCTTCACAAAAGAAAGTCTTGTCGATACACTTCGTCATAATATTGTCACAGTCACCTTCACAAAAGTCGATGGAACAGAGCGTGTAATGAAATGCACTCTTATGAGTGAGCACATTCCAAATGCACCAAGTACAAATGGAGCAATTGTACTTAAAGAATCAACTGCAAATACACTTTCAGTATGGGATACTGAAGCAAATGGGTGGAGATCTTTTAGAGTTGACAACGTCAAATCTATTTCAATGGGATAATTGTATAAATAACACCACTCGCCTCAACCTTTCGGTGTAGAGGTCATGCGTACTACGCTGAGTTTTATAGGATCCCGCTAGAAAAGTACAATCTAGCACTCATTGCGCAATGAGGGGAAGATGAACCGAATTTTAATCTAATCGTAATATTCTTGCGCTATATAATGACTCCAGTTCTCGGAGTCTCCAATGCAATACAAATCAATCTTCATCTCCGATGTCCATTTGGGCTCAAGGGGATGTAAAGCCGATTTGCTATGCGATTTCTTGAAAAATAACTCAAGCGAAAATCTATATCTCGTCGGTGATATTATTGATGGATGGCGATTGAAAAGAAAATTCTATTGGCTGCAATCACACACTGATGTGATTCGTAAAATTCTCAAGGCAGCAAAAAACAATACTAAAGTCACCTATGTTGTCGGTAATCACGACGATGCATTCCGCGATCTATTGCCATTTGATATTCATTTTGGCAATATCGATCTTGTAAATCAATGTCGTCACTACGGTATCAACGGAAAGACCTATATGGTCATTCATGGCGATCTATTTGATGGTGTATTAAGAACCAAACTGCAATGGCTATACCATCTAGGTGATATGCTATATAATATCCTATTGCGCGTCAATGTCCTTGTCAGCAAAGTTCGCAATTGGTTTGATATGCCACACTGGAGTTTAAGTCAGTATCTTAAAAACAAAACAAAAGAAGCAGTTTCGTATGTAAACAACTTCGAAGATCTAATTACGGATTATTGCAAAAAGCAAAAAGCCGATGGTGTGATCTGTGGTCATGTGCATAGAGCAGAGATTAAAACAATTAACGGCATTGAATATATGAACGACGGAGACTGGGTTGAATCCTGCACAGCATTAGTTGAACACCATGATGGAAGATGGGAGATTGTAGAATGGCTCGGACGAAAATAGTTCTCATTACAGATGCTTGGGAACCGCAAGTAAATGGTGTTGTAACCACTTATAAGAACATCATTGCAAATTTACCTGAATGGGTGACTGTTGACGTCATTCATCCAGGATTGTTCGGTAATATCAAAGTTCCATTCTACAGGGAAATTCCTCTTCCGTTTTGCAGTTACAAGAAGATGTTTAAAATAATTGAAACGCGAGATGAGCATTGGCATATGCTAGGATATGACACAAAGTACCACATTGCCACGGAAGGCATTCTTGGTTTCCAAGCCAAAAGAGTTCTTGAGAAACTTGGAATAAAGTATACAACATCATATCACACGAAGTTTCCAGAGTTCTTCAATGAGATATTCGGTGTTCCTGTTTCATGGACAAAATGGTATTTCGACTGGTTTCATAAGAATGCGAAGTATGTGATGTGTTCCTCTGAATCAAATGCAAAAGAAAATTCTCACTGGAACTCAGTTGTTCTTAGTAAGGGCTATGACTCACATTTTAGATTCAATGACAAATATAAAGATAACAAAGCTGTTTTGTTATACGTTGGGCGTGTGAGTAAAGAAAAGAATCTAGACGAATTTTGCGAATTAGATGTTTCTGGATGTGTTCCACCAACAGCAGAAGTTATCAAAGTTATCGTCGGTGATGGACCATACAGAAAAAAATTACAAAAGAAATACCCAAATATTCGATTTATCGGATATAAATTTGGTGAGCAACTTGCGCAATGTTATCAATCGGCAGATGTGTTTGTGTTTCCAAGCAAAGTAGACACATATGGAATCGTGATTCTTGAAGCGATGGCATGCGGAACACCAGTTGCTGCTTACCCAGTAACAGGACCAATTGATCAAATTCAAAATGGCGTGAATGGATATGTTGACGAAGATTTGTCAACCGCAGTTTGCTTTGCGTTAAATGTTGATCGTGGCTCAACTCATCTGAGCGTGAAAGGAATAAATTGGAAAAAGTCTGCCGACCAGTTCGTTTCTTACATAGTTGACGTAAGTTATTGATTTTATTAAAGTTTTTCGTGTTTACAAATTCTTGGTTTTATAGTATAATGGTTGAGTATGAAAACTTATTATGAAGTATACGAAAACGCCATAGTCAACCACCCAATTACAGGAGCGCGAGTCAGAGGGAATAAGCAAATTCTCACGACGAAGAACCGCGAGAAGGCAC